GCCGCGAATCTCCATCACACCATTGGCCTCGAACCGGAGGTCGTTGTCCATGTCGTGCAGATCGAAGATCAACGGCACGGTTGTCGATGAATTTTCGATGCGCAGCTTGCCCGAGGTGATGCACTGGATCGTGCCCGGACGCGTGGCGGGCGTAGCGGTGACGGTCAGCGTTGCACCGCTGCGAATTTCGATGGTCTCGGCCTGCGCGTAGGTGAGCGCCGAGAGGTTCATCGAGGTGGTGACGACTGCCATTGTTTATCCCTGCGGGTCGAATCGGAGACGGAGGTTCGACGATGTGTGCAATGTGCTCGCCCTACGCTGCCTGTCGGCGCGTCAGGCCGGAGCCGAGTACGTCAGGGACGAGCAGGACACCGTATCGCCCGCGCCGACCGTCAGGCCACCGGTCATGTTGATGTCGGATCCGGACGCGGCGACTTCGCAGTGAACCACCACCGTGCCGCCAGAGGTCTGGAGCGTGGCAGTCGCAACCGGCGAGGCATTGCCCGTTGCGTTGGTGTCGCTGGTGATGGCGTTGGCTGTGATCGTGCCGCTGGCAGCTGCGCCGAACGGGGTGGCGCTCATCGGCAGGGTCGCGACAACGGTGCCGGGCGACGACACGGTGCCGGCGGTGCGGAACACCAGATTCGGGCTCGCGCCCAGAGCTGTGGTGATCGCGTTGGCAAGCACATTGCGCATCGCCGTGGAGTGGGTGACGCTCATTACTCGGCCCCCTTCAGCTGGTCGACCGGGATGGTCACGGTGTAGGTCTCCTGCTTGCCGGTCGCGGCGCGGGTGACGGTGACCTGGCCGGTCAGAGCGCCGCCGGGGGCGAGCAGTTGAGACGCGGCCTTGTCGGCAGCGCTGATTCGACCCGCCTGGCCGCCGATCTCTGCCTTCGATGTCTGGAGTTCAATCACTCAAGTTCTCCACCGACAAGTTGCCCCTTGTCGTCGTATTGGTAGCGGATGTTTCGCTTGGTCTTGGGCTTGTTGGCGCCCTCGGCCATCGCACCAGCGACCGCCTGCTTGACGATGTCGCCGATGATCTGGAGGGTCTTCGAGCGGTCGTCGGCCACCGCCTTTGCTTCGGCCTTGGCAGACTCGATGGCGACGGCTTGCTCTTGCTGCTGCTGCATGGCCTGCTGCTCGGCCTGGGCCATGGCAGCCTGCTGCTCGGCCGCGGCCTTCTGGCGCTCTTCGAGCTCTTCGCTGCTGGGCACCACCTCGTCGACCGGCAGTTCCATGGCGCTGGCGACTTCGCGCAGCAGGGCGGCCATGCCCTTCTCGCCGACGATCTGCATCAGCAAGGGGTTCGCGCCGACCATGGCCATGAACTGAGTGCGTCGAGCCTGGGCAGATTCTTTGATCAGGATCGCGTTCGCGCCGCGCGCCACGACGATGCAGTCACCCTTGATCGAGTCGTCGGGGTTGTAGAGCATTTCGTTGGTGAAGGCCATCGTGATCGTCGGCTCGATCACGCGCATGTCGATGTTCCCGATCGCGCGGCGCAGGCCCTTCGCGGCGTTGTTCATCAGCATGGCCAGGCCGCTGGCGGTGTCGCCTGCGCCGGCTGCTTCGCCGTTGCCGTAGGTGTAGCGGGGCACACCGGTCGCGTCGTCGGCGCGCAGCTCCCACTCGGCATAGACCTTCATCAGCGGTCCGCTGCGGTCGTCGGCCTGGAAGAAGCCCACGCCGGGGTTCGTGCCCTGGGTTGGGTCGCTCTTGAGTTGCCAGACCTTCCAGGGGGCGATCTCCAGCGTCTGCTCACCGTCGGCCAGCCGGTCGGTGTGGACCCAGACCATCGGCCCGGAAGCAACTGAGAGGTTGTCAGCCAGCGCGCAGGCGATGGCGTTGCACATCTGCTGGTGCGTGTTGCACAGGTCGGGGATGCTGCGGCCCCAGAAGGCACCAGGGATCTCGTCGTAGCAGGCCTTGCGGTACGGGCGCTGCCCCAACGGGTCGGGGTTCAGTGCGCAGTAGACGACGAACCGGCCGACCACCAGGCAGTTCACCTCGTAGTCCTTGTCCGGCTCGAGCTTGGAGTCGACGCCCCAGGACATCAGCTTCCAGCCTGGCACGCTGCCCCAGTAGTTGATCGCGTCGATCACGCCCGGAGGCGACAGGAACAGGTACGCGGTTTCCTTCTCCAGCCGCTGGCGCTCGGCCTCGGTCCAGAGCCAGCCCTCAAGGTGGCCGTTCGTGTACTCGATCAGGGCCTTCTCGATCTCGGCGTCCTGGTAGCCGGGCATGCCCTTGAGGTCGTGGAGTTCGTGGCGCCAGAAGCGGATGCGCTCGATGAAGTCGCCCTGCTGGCAGTCCTTGGCGCCGATCGCGGGGTAGGCGTCGAAGGGGGAGACGTGCTCCCAAGCCTGCGCGGGGTTGTCGGAGACCAGGGGGGTGTAGCCGGCGCCCCAGGACAGGCGCTTGTGGCGCTGGTAGACCGGGCCCTTGAGGATGGCCGCGGGGTAGGTGACGAAGTCTTCGACGAAGGCGTCCAGGGCATCGGCCCATCCGCCTTGCGCCAGCCGGTCGGCGATCTGGCGCTCCATCCGCTTCGCGCGGCGATCGGCGGCGAGCTTGAGCTCTTCCTCGGCCTCGGCCCGCAGTTTGTCGCCCAGCAACGCCACGGTCTGGCGGAACTCCGACTTCTCCATGATCGCGCCGGCCTGCTCTGCCATCTGCTGCATGGCCTGCATGGCCTGCTGCACCGCCTTGTTGACCACGCCCTTCTTGATCGGCAGGGGTAGATCGGGGATCGGCGTCGGAGCGATGCCCCAGGGGCGCTCACCAGCCGGTAGCACGATCTCGCGGATCCAGGCGCTGCCCGCTCGGCACTTGGTCTCGGTCAGGTCGGCCCAGACGATGTTTTGGCCGCCGCCGGACGTGATCTGCGCCAGGGCGGTCGGGCTGTACTCCCCGCGCCGCGCGCGCAGGTTGTTGAGCATCCGCACTTCGATCTTCTGCTTGGCCAGCTTGTTGCGGGACCAGGCCATGCGAATGTGCCCGGCCAGCGCTGTCTCAAGCTGCGGGTCGTCGAAGGACTGGAATTCCGGCACGGCTTCGGCTTCACGCTGCAGCAGTTGCTGCAAGCCGAGGGAGCGAACTAAAGGGTTGGCCATCGTCAAGCCCTTGGCGCGCAGGTAAAGAGCATCGATTCGGCAAGGTCGCGGAACTCGACCGCGTCTTCTCTCGAATCAAACGCCCCCAGGTGAATGCGCCGCCCGTTGTGGCCGATCCTTGCGATCCACTTGGGCGCGTGACTGCGCCATGTGCGGAGGTGAACCCCTCGACGCCCAGACGTGTTGTTGGCCTGCTCCACGGAGTTCTCCGTGTTCTGCTTGGTCGTCACATGGCGGAGGTTCACCCATCTGTTGTTCGCTGGATCTCGGTCCTTGTGGTCAATCTCGTGGGTTGGCCACTCACCGGTCATGTAGAGCCACGCGAGGGCGTGACCGGGATACGTGCGCCCGTCAACGCTGAATCGCAGATACCCGCGGTCCTGCGTGCGCGGGATGCCGTCGGTTCGGACGCTGCTGGTGCGCTTGACCAGTCGCCGGAAGGCGCCCGTCTCCGGGTCGTAGGAGACCAGTTCCTTGAGCCTTGCTTGCGTCAGTGGCTTGTTGGGGCTGTAGCACGCCATGCGGGGGAACCTTGATCGGTGAGGATCGCAAGGCTTGCCCGACGGGGCATCTTGGCGCGGGGGCATCAGGCGGCAAGGCCGCGGGTTGCTGGTGGGGGATTTTCGGGGGGAGTGTTGCTTCGGGCAAACGTACCTATGCCGGCACCGGTTGGAACGTGTGCAGTTGAGCCTTCGCGTCAAGGTAGGCCTGATGCGCCTGCTCTTCGGTGTCGTGCAGCCCGAGATAGATCGGAGCGCTGTTGTTGACCCGGATGGTGGCCTTCCACTTGCGGTAGTAGGGCGTGCATCCAAGCAATCGCCCCTTGCCGTTCACCGCGGCTCGATTCTGCTGGTTCTGGCCTCTGGTGGCCTCGCGCAGGTTTTCCCAGCGGTTGTCGGCCGGCTGTCGGTTGCGGTGGTCCACTTCATGACTCGGCCACGCTCCCGTCTGCAGCAACCACGCGGCTCGGTGTAGCAGCACCGACACCGATCGGCCGCCCTCCGGGTAGGCCATCGCTCGGAGTCTGCCGTCGCGCTTGCTCAGGGTGCCGATGGGCTTGTCGAGTCGGCCGTGGATCAGGCCGGTCCGCGGGTCGTAGCGCCAGTGGGTGCGGATGTACTGAGCCACGGGATCGTTCATCGTCTGCCGCTCCATATCACCTTCCTGCGCTCGACTGGTCGAACCTTTGCTGTGACGATTTTCATGTCAATCAGGGTTGGTACAAAACTTATCGCCAAGCTGTCTGCGCGATCCGGGGACTTGCCGCCATTTTTCTTGAGGTCGCGCTTCGACTGCAGCTGAATCTGGAACATCGGGCTGTACCCGTAGTCCAAGCTGGTCAGTTCGTCGGCCAGGATGTCGTCGTCGGGGATCTCGCCGTTCTTGAGCCAGTCGCGCATGGTGCCCCAGGCCTCGCTGCGCTGGTTGAAGTACTGCTTCTCGTCCTTGGCTGGGATGCTCCACATCACCGGGATCAGCGGTGGCAGGTTGGGCGCCCGGCGCAGTGCGCTGTCCAGGTCGGCGCCGTTGCCGTTGGCGTCGTAGGCGATGCAGGAGATGCCGCCCTCCTGCCGCACGATCTCCACGATCCGGCCGGCGAGCTCGGGCCCGTCGAACCCGGACAGGGCCTGCTGCCAGTGGACCTTCAGGCCTTGCCGGAGGGTGATCACCGAGAAGTCGTCGCCGAAGCGCGCGGGGTCGACTGCCAGGATCTTCTGGTGCGTCTGGTAGGCCAGCTTCGGGACGGTGCGGCGCCGCGCCTCGTCGGTGAGTTCCGGGCTGATGAAGTTGGCGAAGCCGGCTCGAGGGAACTGCCCCTTCACGCGCACGCGGGTGAAGTCGGAGTCTTCCCCGTACTCGTCGATCCATGCCCGGATCTGGCTCTTGTTGGTGAAACGGACGTTCCGGCTGTCGACGCGCGAGTAGTGGAA